AGAAGTATGTTTAGAGATTGCCAAGTACAAATAGTATGTTTCTTGCCCCACTCTTTTCTATCTCCAAAGTAAACTCCAACATCTAAACCTAAGCCACGATAATCTTTTTCTGTTTGTGTTACTAAACTTTTATTAGGTACAATTACAATGGTCCTGCCGTGAGCTTCGCATCGTTGACTTAGTGCCGCGGTCATAATTGTTTTACCTGCGCCTGTGGCGATTTCCTGTATGCTTTGCGGATTTTCTAAAAAGTTATTGATAATTTCAACTTGATAGTCGCGCAATTTAATTGGCTGGCCCTCCATAGGATGATCTTTGCCCCAATTAATATGACTAAAGGTTTCTTCGGTTACTCGTTCAAAATCAAAATTAGTAGAATAATCACGAAGATCATTGAGCTCAATATCATAGTTATAACTATCCAGTATAGGAATAATTTCAGGAAGTAAGTTTACATAAGTTGACCCACCCAATTGAAAATAGGAAACTTTGCCGTCCCATCGTCCCAGTCTAACTGCGGGCAAATATCTAGCACCAGGCACATCATACTTAAATGTGTTTACTAGTTTCCGTCTGGCATCCAATTCCAGACCTTCTATTTTGATATTAACCTCATCACGGATTGTTATTATAGCTGTTCGCATTATCACTTATTATAGCATACTTAGTATGCAAAGAGCAAAAAAACAGGCACCGTTTTATGGGTGCCTGATAAAACGGGCTAGTTTCCTAGCCCAGGAGCTACCTTGTACTTACCTTGAGTTATAAAGTAAGTAAAATTTTTAGCTATTCTTCATACAAGTACTAGCCGCCAAAGCCTTCCAATTTTCTTGCGATACTTTGGTTAAGTCTGCCAATTTAAGAGCCATACGCAAGGACATTTCACGCAATTTATCTTTATTGGTATCCATAAATGCTAGGATTTCTTCACCTTGCTCTGGACTAAAATCATAATCCTTAAACAACTGACCTTGGCGGAAAATTTGTTTAATACGCAAAAACTTGTCACGCATTGTATTCAATGTCAAGTCCAAAAAGTGACAACGACTTTGTAATGCTTCTAAATGGTCCTGCATTTTCTTAGATTTAAGATTGTCAAACTTTAAGTTGGTAATAAAAATACAACCACCTTTGAAGTCAAACATATCTGGAACACCCTCGCGGCGCAACATAGCACTATCTGAATTCCAGTGAATTTTACGCTTCTTGCCAGAGTCCAATGCGGCTTTAAGAATGTTTAGCGCCAATTCATCTTGGAACACAGAGTCACAATCGTCAAATACCAAAACGTTGTTAGCGTCACTGTGGCGATATAAAGTACAGTATAAACCAATTGGAGTCATCGCCCCTTTGACTACTTCATACTTAATTTTTTTACCTGAGATTTTGTCAAATAATCCTGACTTCTCAAGTTCAAATTCTACACCGTATGACTTACCTACTCCTGGAGGGCCAACTACAATCATAGCTCGGACATCTCCTGAAATTGTAGCACGAGTCATTTGATGTAAAATTTCAAATCGTTGTTCAATACGATCCATAACTTCATCATCCGATTCTGTAGCAGGTTTGGTTACAATTGGCGCAACAAATTCACCAACAGGAACAGATTCAGTTACAAACTCTAAGTCTTCAATTGAACTTACTTTAATACGAACATCGTCGTATTCTTCACCAAAAAAGCCTTCAGATTTTACAGTCACATAGCCTCCTTTGGCTCCAGTTTGATAACCTTTAACTAATGTAAATGAAACATTGTTTACAGGTTGATTACGATATACACCATTTTTAATTAAAATTGTAGACATCTTTTAGCTCCTTAACTATATTGTTAATAATACTATTATATGGTATAACGATTTAATTGTCAACTACTGTTTATTTGTATAGCGAATAATAACTTCTGCGCCCGAAAACATAACCTTAACAGTTTGTTCGGCTAGATAAAATGAAGTAGCATGAATTGGCATAGTGCCTTCACTAATCACTTCAGTACTACCTGGGTGATACGCTGAATAAGTTACGTTATAAATTTCGTTCATGTTTAATTATTTTTGTTACTATAATACGAGTATAGCAAAATATAAATTTGTTGTCAACCAAAATAAAACCCCTGTGTTTAGGGGTTTGTAAGTGAGTACTAACTTATCATTGGGCTCCGAGCCACTGTAAACTCTTATCCAACCAGGGCAATACTAAATCTCGTTGGTGTAAAAAGCCCCGGGCCATAACTGATTTTTCGGCAGAATCAGGCAATAATTTTGCGTCAGCCAAATCATACCAGCGAGTAGTTTTAAGATCTCTAGGCTCTTGATTGCTTTTATATACTACAGCATAAATCCAGTTATCAATTGGATCTACTTTAAAGAATCCAGCACGACAATCCCACCCTGTTAAGGCCAACATATGAATAAGACTGACTATAGTATGGTGATAATAGCAGCCATCTTTCTGACTAAAATCTAAATCTTTGTGACGTACATTAGTAGTTTGCGGAACAGCTAAGGCTAACATAGCACCATTGCTAGTGATAGTTCTCCAATTAATTAATGTTTGAATTGGATTAACGGCATATTGAAAAGTATCATGACACCAAAGTACATCAAATTTATCCGGAGGCGTATGCAGTGTAGTTTCAAAGTCTGCTCGTTGGTATGTAATATTAGGATATTTTTTAGCCACTGCTAAACTATCCATAATATCTATACCTTGACACGAGATATTAAGTGGGGTAGCTCGATCATCACTAGCTGTACGGGTGGCCCACCATTCTAAATCTTTACCAGATCCACATCCTATATCGGCAAGATTTTTAATTGATAACATAAAATCTTCATAGTTTCCTAACTGATTAAGAATTTGTAAACTATGTTGATGCGATTCGTCTGCGTTTTTAAACATGTTATACCTGTATATCTTCCATTCCGGCGGCTCTAAGTCTAACAATATGCCCTAGCATAAAGTTTTTAGATTCCATTGCTTTCATAATACCTAAGTAGCGATTGCGTAATAAGGCCACTTCATTGATTAATGTTTCAAAATCAATAACTTCATCTTCTCCATCAACATATTTTTCCGCATCACGACTAGTTAAAGCACGAGCATATCCTTCGAGATATTTTTGAAAATGTTTACGACGAATTTTTCTAAGTTGAATGTTAAGATAATTTAAAACAGCTTCAATTTCTTGAAGTTGATTAAATCTATGTTCGGTAATACCAGGTAAGTTGGTAATGTTCTTTTCAACCATACCACCTACTCGGCATTCCATTTTAGCATGTTCGAGTTCAGTTTCGTAGTGTGCAATAAAATCTGGGATTGCACTCAAGTCGGCTGTTACACGGCTATACCACATTAATAGTCGTCTTCCTCGTCATCGTATTCAAAGTCTTCTTCGTCGTCTTCCTCTTCGTCATCTTGATGATCTTTTAGGTAGCTTGTAAGTGCCCGTTTAACTTCTGTTTCGGTCTTAAAAGTGTCTTTGATATCATCAGCATCGATGTCGTTGTCGATTAAAACTGCTACCAGTGTTTCAGCAGCTTCGTCTTTGTCTACTGTGTTTACAAAACGCTTTAGTTCGTTATAAATTTCTCTTGCTAAATCTACTGACATTCTTATTCCTCCGTTGGTGTGTCATCAGTACTTACTGTTTCTTGCTGTTTTCCGAAGTCTAGCATAATTTTATCAAGACAACCATCTTCATTGGCTTCCCATTTTTTACGGAATTGTTTGATAACTTCGCCATCGCTACTGACAAATGCCAAACTGTTGCCTTCTTTTTTAAGTAAGCCACGCTTTTCAGCTAAGTCTACCATACCACTATACGGATTCATACCTGTTTCATACGGAATCTTAATCTGCATTCCTTCAAACGGTTTAGCATAACGGGTTTTCATAACTTTACAACCAGCACGAATACCCATAACATCACTAATCTTGTTGCCATCCTCGTCTTCTTTGAGTTTCATTTTTTTCATAGCAACAACAATACTTGACGCATAAATAAAACCTTGACCGCCAGAGATTTTATCGTCGGGGTCAAACATATCTTGACTAGCGTAGGTATGGTTAGTACATACCATGCCAACATTATAACTACCAAAAAAGTTTACTGAGTTTCGAACTAGTGCTGTAAGTGCCTTAGGTTTACGACCCATGTCACCTTTCATATCGCCAGCTTCAAACTGATTGACATCAGTTGGCGTTAATAACATACCCAAGGAGTCAACTACAAACAATACTTTTGGACGCTCACCGTCGGGTAGTGATTTGTAGTCCTGCATAAATGTTGAAATAGTTTTTGCTACATCGTCAATCATAGCCATGTTGAGTTTGAGCAATTTACTTTCGCTTGTGTCGACGCCAAGGTTGTGTAACCATAATTCATCAAGAGCATTTTCTGTATCAATTAATACAACAAAAATACCCTGGTCTTGTGCGTTCTTAACAATATTTCCAGAGCAGATGTATGACTTACCTGCGCCAGATTCGCCAGCAAATACTGTTACTTTGCCTAGCGGAATACCTTTATTAAAATCTCCAGAGATAAGATAGTTCAAAGCAAAGTTGCCTGTACTAACCCAATCTGTTGGATCGTTGAATCCAATTGACATTCCGTCAATAGATTTTGTAATGTCCTTACGGAATTTACTGAAGTCGTATGGCTTTGCCATTATTATTCCTTTGAGTTATAGTAGATATAATAGCATAAAAGTTGCCTCTTATGCTATTATTTTGGCTTAATGCTTAGGCTTTTTGACGAGCACGAATCATCGCAAGGATGTCTTGTGCTTTATCAGATGTTGCCGCTGGTGCTGAAGTAGATACAGGAGCACTAGCTACAGGAGTATCATCTTCATCATCAAAACTACTCACAGGAGTCGGTGTTGCTTTGGCCGCCGGAGCAGGAGTATCCTCTACTTGAGTTGCTGGTGCTGATCCACCTGCGGGTGCGTTAACACCTGCTGGACGGAAGTATTGACCCCAACGCTCTGTGTCATAACTCTGACCATCAACCGAAGCTTCAAACATTTCTTTGATAACCTTGAGTTCAACATCGCCTGGTTTTTTAGGCAAGAATGTTGATAAGTCATACAAACCATGTGCTTCGATAGCCGCTTGTTCAGCTTCTGTAAGTGCTGATTCTTTACGGGCCCATTTAGAACCACTATAGTCAGCAAAGCCACCTTTGGAACCTTTGCTAATACGGAAGTCTAAACCTTTGAGATAGTCTGTTGGCAATTCTTCCAACTCTGGATCCATCAACGCACCTTTAATAAGTGTGAAAATTTGTGGACCAATAATAAAACGACGAATTGGATTTTCTGGAGCCTTGTCATCGGTTAATGGATTCTCACGAACAAAGCCTTGGAAAATATAATCACGCTTTTTCCAGTACTTACGACCCATGTCTTCTAATGCTGGATCTTTAAACCATGTACGAACTTCTGACAAGATTGGACAAGTCTCGCCCCACATTTCCACGCATGGAACACGGACTTGTACTTGTTTGGATTCTAATTCTCCCTTAACGCCATTAAATGGTAAACGAATCATTGCTCGCTCTTGCCAAAAGAATGTGTTTTTTGTATTACCGTCTGGGAGGAAGCGGAGTGTAGCATTTTGACCTTCGTCGATTGACCAATGTGGATAAATCGCTGAATCGCCTTGTGAGTTGCCGCCCTGTTTGTTACCTTCTGCCGCTTGTAAGCGGGCTCTGATTTCTGATAATGATGCCATTTTAAGTTGCCTTTCAAGTTATAAAATGTGATGCCTATCTATGTTACTAGATTAAAGTTGCCTACAGTCTTTATTATACACAGGACTGTCTGTGTTTACTACTAAACTGGTTAAGTTGCCTTACTAATGTTGCCGATTACTGCTTTCTAACACTTATTTATCTAATGAAAATAGAACTGACAGATTTCATAGCGGTTAAATTTGAATCTTCCTGCCCATCTGTAGTAGTATCATTTTCTCTAATGCCGGCTAAGAATTTGATTCTAGCCATCATATCTTCGTCAGTGCCTTCCACTGGTGCTAGTTTACCGGAATGCCCATATGGGCCAGTTAACGCTGTGTTTTCATTAACTTCTTTAGATTTATGTAATTTGTTTTTGAGCATTTTTAACTTTCTAGTTAACGGATCATTCATTGCTACACGACCACCCGAACGAACAATTTTTTCAATTTCGGCTTGTGTTTTAGTCATCTGGTCAACGATACTACTGTGATCAGTTTCGTCTATTTTTTTATCTTTTTTGGTAAAATAATCTTGTGCTTTACTACCTAATTTAGCTCCAAGCATTGTTCCTTTAACTGATTTAGTTGCGTAGCCACCCAAAGCGCCGCCAGCTAAGGCACCGGTGATGCCTTCTTCAATTTCTCCATTGATACTATCCCACCACTCGGCGGCTTCTTCTGGGGTCATACCGTATTCGTCGGCATTACTAATAAAAGCATCTTTGTCTAAGCGTTCGGCTTCGTTCCATAACCAGTCTTTCATGTCGCCTTCTTCTAAACGATCTACAGCTTTGTGAATGCCTCGACGGCGTAATGTGTCTTTATGATCATTTTCTTTATCAAATTTTGGTTCGCGGGCGCCATATGAAACGCCCATGTCTACACCTTGGTCAAAGTTACGCATGGCACGATCTGAACTTGCTTTCTTAACATAGCTCTTTAATGTATCTGGACTTAGTTCGTCTAATTCTTGAGTAGTACTTGCCAAATCTCTAACAACATTTTTAATCCAACCGCTTACATCACTACTGCCGATTTCATCAACATCACCAACCCATTCAGCTTGGTCTCTAGCGGCAGTCATAACAGCTTCTGGACCGAATTTAGCTAATAAAAGTGGATGATCCATCATAATACGATTAATAATAGCGGACTCTACTGGACTAGCATCATCTTCAAAAGATTCGTCAACTGGTTCTTGACTATCTGGTGTTGGAGTCTTTAAGTGGCCAATAACTTGTGCAATATCTGGATTATCTTTTAATTCTTCTAAACGATTAAGAATAATTTCGCGAGCATCAGCATTGGCGTCTTGCTCGGCTAATTCTTCTAAACGGTCAAACAATTCATCATCGCCCAGCAAATCATATAACAATTCTGTTGCGTTAGTAGCATCGGCACCAACTGGCAATTCTTGACTGAGCAATGTTACTAAAGCTGTTTGTTTTTCTTTAGTATCGGGAATCGCCCATGTACCTTCGAGAATAAGGTTTGTCCAATTTTCAAATATGTTAGCTTCTTTCATGTTGTATTCCTGTTGTAATTTTGCCAATAACGGTAATGCTTGTTCAATTCTTGAATCAATGTTTTGTTCTACAAACATATGACGCAAATCTTCAATGATGACATCTTCATCAGTTAATGCCGCTGGATCCCACGATTCAAAATATTTTGTGTATCCAACTTTTGTACCTAAACTCTTTAAATTACTTTGTAATGTTTCGTAATAATGTGTAGCTTGTTCTACTAATTGTTGTGTTTCACCTTCAAAGATTTTACCTTGATTAGCGCGGCGGAAACGACTCAACAAATTCATTTCTTCAAGAATAGTGACAATATGATTACCCCGAATGTCATAAGGTTTACCGCCTTGTCGTACATGTTCCAACATAGCACGGCCAGCAGATAATTTTGTAAATGGCAATTTAAATCTTTCGCCGTCAGCTGTTTCAATAAACAACGATTGTATATTACGAAAACGAGCTTCGCCTTCGCCTATATTGCGTTTGTGTTTAATCATTAGTCGAGCTTGTGTAGCATCGGCATTCCAAGATAAATCTTTTTTACCCTGCCATGATTCAAACAATCCTTCACTAATTGCCGCTTGACCCTGCATACTATATTTTAATTTGTTTAAATTTTGTAATGTAAAACTGAATAAATTTCTCTTGGCAAACATACGGAGCTGATATAGGAAATCAAACCATCCCTTTTTATCATTGCCTTCCATGCTTTTACCAATATTATCGCCAAAGTAAACATTCAAGTCATTTTCATCATTGAGCATGATGACTACGGTGCCGTAGTCTTGTCCTGATTCACCTTTGTAATCAAAAGAAAATAAATCTGCTTCTTCGGGAGAGGAGGCTGGTTTGCCCTGATTATTTAATGACTGCGGGTCGAAATTCTTGCTGATAAGCAAGTCATTTAGCTTCTGGTTAGCGTTGTTTTGTGACATAGTATATTATTTAGCTATTTTTAATTTAATACATTGTTGAAATAAAGGGCAACGGCGGAGTGATACTTTCCCCAAAATCTCGCATTTGCGTGTCCATTTCTGGGTGATATGTTTGTAACAGTATCATCATACGGGTAACTAGCAAAGCCGCCATGACTAAGTCATCTGTACTACCTGGTTTTGCTGCGTAACTAACTCCGTTGGCTACAAAGGTTTTTAATTCAGAGATCAGCGGACGGCTACGCAATTTCATCTTACCTGTTTCGATTAGGGTTTTCATTTTAGCACAAGCTGTGAGTTTATTTTTAGGGCTAGTATTGAAACCTTTCCGATATCGGCCGGCTCCTCGAGTAGGGTCCGACAGGAAATAGCCCTTGATATTCTCTTCACCAAATTGTTCTATAGAGATAAGAGCAGCTTCTCCAATGGTATTATTCTCAACAGAGAAGTAAATTGACTGTTCATCTTTAACAAAACTATAAATGTATTTTACAATGTCGGCCAGTATGCGGATTTGCTCAGGAATAGGGGTACGATTGTGTTTCCACTCTCCTATTTGTTCAGTAGTATTGGCTTCAAAAATTTGTATAGCACTTGGGTCGCCGCCTGTTCCTAAACTAGGATCTAACCCAACACAATACATCTTACCAGGTTCAGGTTGTTTGTACCAGCGTACCTGAGCTGTTCTGTATACTGGCTCAATACCTTCTAAGTCTATGAGTTTAGCCGGCGCGATCAGCGTCTCATCATTAATAATAAATTCACAATCCATCTCACGACGGAATCGATCTTCACCTAATTGTGCTCGTTGTGCCGCAGCCCAGGCTTCATCGCGGTCGGGATGTTCCCGCCAAAAACTACGAAAAGCACGGAAACCATTAATACCTACTTCTTGCGGATTACCGTGTGAATCTTCCATTTTATTCGCACCTTTCCACAATAACGCAAACTGATCTTCGTCTGAGTTAGGGGTAGAAGTGATAATACATTTACCACCAGTTGCTAGTGTTGGGGAGATAGAAGTCCAGAATTCCTGTGCCACAGAGGGACGAACGAAGGCGAACTCATCGCAATATAGTAGTGATATACTCATACCACGACCCGTGTTTTCTGTGGTTGTGGCTGACATAATGCGTGAGCCGTTTTCAAATTCTATTGAACCTTTGTTATAATTTGTTGCCCCAGCACGAATATGATCAGGACACATTTCATAAGCATAACGCACACGAGTCATAATCTCTTGAGAACCGTCATACTTGTGTGCGGCAATAAGAACTGTGGAGTCTGGTACAAACATAGCATACCATAGCAAGTATCCCGCGGCACTGGTCGACTTACCAGTTTGTCGTGGCATCATGGAAATACTAAAACGATAATTGTGATACGTAGTAATTAATCGTTCTTGATATTCGTATGGATGATACTGCATTTTTCCTCTAACCGGATGCTGGATATAGAAAAAGTTATCCATAAAGTACGCAGGGCCGGTTACTGGATCAGCACAAAGAGCAAATTCTTTGAGCTGTTGTTCAGTCCAAACTTGTTTTTTATAGGGAGTTTTAGCTAGCGAGCTTTGGTCAAAGGCCATACTTGTATTTAATTGGATGGCCGCACTGGGCTAGTTTTATTTGCCTAGATTAAACTGTATGCCAGTTGCTTGTTCAACCGCCGTCATAGTTGTTTGATATTTAGGTAAATCTGCTACAGGAAGTGGAGCATTAGGCATCATGTAGGCCATAACTTTGCCCGATGTACGCTCGATGATAATCTTGTATAAACCATCAGGAACACCTACGCCATTGCCAATTACTTTATAATGGGGCATAAAAACAGGACCAGAGATAATATAAAAATCACCTCCGTCTAGTGCCCAATCTCGTTCCCAAGTTTCTAATTGTTTCCAGATGCCGCGATTGTTATTAGGAACTTGTGGCACCATGTTACTCAAGAAAAAACTTTCACTCATTATTTCTTTACTCTGTGTATTGTTACCAGCAGGACTCATATGTCCTCGGTCATATGGTTGTCCAGCATAGTCTTTGAGGGTAGACTGGCATTGTGGAAACACTCTTGGGTCAGGTCTAAAGTCATCTTGACGTTTAAATCCGCCAGTAATTTTATCTTTAGTTAAGTGTTCAAATACAGCTATAGGACCTTTGACATCGCACTTGTGTATAACAGCATAGTTGGTATGACAAATTTCCTGATCGCCTAACTTGGCTGGATATAAAGGAGTACCATTGACCGTAAACTGTGGGCACTCTTTCGCTATTTGTGCTAGAGCAGCTAAGGGTACAAATAACAATACTACTAATAACGAAAGTTTAAAGTTACTTTTATTATTCCCTTCACCAAATAAACTCTTGCTCTTTTTAGTAGTTTCAATTATTTTTGGATGTGGTATACTGTTTTGAATGCTATT